ATTTAATTCACCTACTTCATCTAGTCTTGATACATATTCATCAATTAAAGCTTTGCTGTCAGGGTTGTTGTATTCAGCCTCAAGAATAGCTTTTTCATTATTAATACTTGGTATATAAAGTTGATTAAGAATATTTGCTCTGTCATTTAAATCTTTTTCGTAAGATAAATACTCTGCTATGTCTCTATCATAGTCAGCTTGCGTTTCAGCAAGATTAGCTTTGTCATAAGCGGCTGTTGCTTTCTTTTCTATTTCATTGTATTCATCAATTAATTTGTTAGCTTCTGTTATATTTTTATTAATGCTGTATTGTAAGCTTTGAACTTTACCTATAACAGGCGTAGTATCTTTCATAATTTTTGCATCTAAAGCTTTTTGATTTATTTGTTCTTCAGTTTGTAAAAGTTTTGGTACTTCAGTTTTTAGAGTATCCCAAGCTTTTCCAATTCCTGCTGTAACAGCAGAAGTTACAAATTCCGACCCCATAGCTTTAATAATATCTTGTCCTGAAACAGCAGCTACTAATCCTGCTACACTAGAGTCAGTTAAAGAGCTTGATACAACATTACTAACCCAATTGTCTCCCAAAAGACTTTTGATTGGAGCGCTGACAAAAGATGATGCATCCTTAAGAAGACCACCAACCATAGTATTTTGAAATGTTGGAGAGTTAAAGTATGGAGTAATGCCTGCTGCTACAATACCTGTTGAAGGTTCTGATGCAAAACTGAGTGATGGATTAGGAGCGCTACCGTTAGCTAAAGAAGTTACAGAAGCACCTGCTTGTACGGTATTTGCGTTGTAGAAATTAACGCCATCACAGATTAATGTGGCTTGATTACCCGCGGCTACTGTTGCGGTTGCTCCACCGCCTACACCTGTTGTAATTGTAAGTGTATTACCACCTGCTGTAGTTTGATTACTTACAATATAGAAAGCAACTACAGGCGGATAATTAATTGTGACTGAACCTGATAATGTTCCTACATATTCTTGAATAAGTGAACTAGCTTCTGATGTTGTAAGTGTGTATGTACCTGATGTAACTTCTTTCGTAATAGATTGGAACACAAATTGATTACTGACTCCATACCCTACAGTAAGGTAATCAGATCCGTTACATACAATCATACATGATTCATTAGGTTGAAATTCTTTTGATGTTGCTAGGTCAATTGTGTCTGAACCTTGAGCATTAATAGTAAATGTACCTGTTCCATTATTCTTAAAGAAGCAGAACCAATCATCACCTAAAGAGCTTGCAACAGGTAAGTTAGCATTGTCTGTACCACCACCCCAAACTTTAGTTTGTGCTCTGTCAGTAGACAAGAATGTATATCCTGAAGTAATAGAGGATGTTGGAGAAGACTGATTAAGTGTTGATCCAATAGCTTTTAAGCCATATCCTGCTAGTGTGGTTGCATCAGGTGCTGATGTTCCAATACCTAGTGCGATGTTAGACCAAGTACCTGAAGCTGTAGAGTTATTAGTTAGATAAAAATATCTTGTAGCACCTGCGGTAAGCGTTCCTAGCGTAGCTCCTGTAGAGCTTTTAATTGTTAGTGTGTATGCACTTGGGTTTTTAATAAACGCATCTTGACCTACTGATACTTGATTTGCAGGAGGCATAAATACAGACAAACCACTTGTTGATGGTGTAATGTCCATAATACGAGCAGCAACACTTGTAGATACGTTGCCGTTAACAGGCCATACAAGCGTTAGGTCAGCAGATATTGAATACGACGCGTAACTTACATCGGTAGGTAAAACAACGTCGCCTGCAAAGGGAGAGGTGTATGTAGTCATGTTTAAGTATCAAGAACAGTTGCCTGTCTGTCTCCAATTCGTTGTGTGTTTTCAGTTTTAAGCGTATTCATAATGGCTTGGTATTGTGCTTGCCACATAGGAAGACGCTCGTCATTTTTTAGGAATGGCATAGCTTGTAGGAGTGATCCATAAAGCAATGCTTGTGGTGCATAAATAGTGAACCAATTTGTTTGGTTTGTAGAGTCTAATGGCTGTACGCGTTCGTAGTATAAGACTTCAAAGCTATAGTTGCTATCAGGTGTTGGTGCGACTAACCAATTATCATAGTTGTAATCGCAATAGAATTTAGGCACATCCGTTTGTGTGTCATCAGGCCAATATTCTCTTAGGTATTCGTATTTGCGTAATAGAACAGGTTGACGTTCGCCTGCTACAGTAATATTCATGGATACGGTTTTGTGCCAACGCGCAGGTTTTTGTATGGTGTTTGCACCTGCTACAAAGGTAGAATTAGCAACATTAAGGTTGCCTAAAAACTTAATTTCAGACGCAATGACTTGCTCTGCAAGCATGATAAAGAGCGGGATCTTATCAATAGTTGCTTGATCCGTACGCTCTAAATAAGACTGAATATTTTCGACCAAACTATCGTAGGTCATTGCCACTGCTGTTGGCATAATAAATCCTTATAAATATTCGGCTTCAGCGTCCCGTCTCACTACAAGACCTTTTAGCTTTTTACCGCCACCATAAACCCATTTTTTTAATTCTTTCGAGGCTGACTCAAAGTCACCTTCGTTAATTTTCTTTCTTAATGTGCTTGATTTTAACCGACCTACGCCTAAATTGTAAGCAAAATCTGCTATGGCACCTAATTGTTCACCCTCTAAATTAGGGCATATTTTTTTTGTTGCTTTTAAAAATCTTGTTGCATCATACATCAGTCTTTTGTCGGCATAGTCTTGAGTCCATACAGTATTTGGAAGTATATCCTTTCCTGTTGATCCCCAACCGCAAGTAAGCACGCCTGCGGGACAATAGTATGCTTTTAACTTACAACCCTCAAAACGCTTTATAAGCTTGATAAGAAGCTCTAAAGCAGTCATTATTTACCTCTTGAGCTAAACACTCTATGAGCAAAATAAAAGCCTAGAATGACACCTACAAGCTCTTTATCCCACTCGGTTAATACAAATCCTTGTGTGTATAAACAGAACCACCAAACAAGTAGTGCTGTAGAAGCGCATGCAGGTCTGATAGCACCATTCCATGCATCAATGTATTTGTTACCTGTGGATTGATTGACTGTCTTTTGCGCGGCTATGAAAGCTTCTGCATCAAGTTTTTCCACTTCTGCGTCAGCCATAACTTCAACTTGTTTAATTTGCAATTCAGCAGAGACTTTAAGTCTTTCCATTTCTTGATCATGTTTTACCCTTTCTAAATCAGCTTGAAGCTTCATGGATTCTAATTCATGTTTATGGTCTTGATGTTTTGTCCAAGCGGCCGATACTTCTCCCCATATCATGCGAAAGACTGAACCACCTAAAAAAGAAAATAGTGCGCTAAACATTATTTTAAAACTATGCTAAGTAATAAAAGAATGATGGCACCTGCAGAAGCCATTAAGATACCTTCTAGTCTTTTAAGGCGTGCATTAATTGCTTCATATCTTAAAGCACAAACTTCTTCGTGCGTGCTTAATCGATGATCAACTTGTTCAACTTTGTCCATGTCCATCAAATCTCCTAATAGTTTTAGGCGGGTTTTGCTTCCTCACCCTCTTTGTTTTCCTCAGGTTTTGGTAGCTGAGGCTGTGCTTGTTGATGAATTTTTACAATCAGATTCCATGCACCTGTTTTGCTTGGTAATTCACCTAACCCTGCTAATACTTGATTAGTTTCTTCAATTGTTAATTCTAATTTAATATCTGCCATTTTTACTCTCCTTTAAAAATTATTCATATAATGTATACCAACCTGTTGCTATATATTTATCACAAGAATACACAGGATTGCCTCTATGAGTATGGGTAAAAGAAGCGGGAAAAATAGAAACTGTGCCTGCTTTTGGTTGTACCCTTAATCCTTGCCATAAAAATTCTGTCTCGCCTTCTCCGTTTGGTATGTCATTTAAATATATAGTCCACACTAAAACTCTATTAGGAGTGTTGCCTAATTGTTCACAATGCCAAACATGGTAACCTCCTCTTGGGGGCGTTTTTTGTAATTTTATTTCTAATGATGTAGCTTTTAATTGTTTAACTGTCCAAAATTCTTCAGCATATAATTTAATAGCTTTATCTAAAATTTGATTGACTTTTAATACAATTGAATTAGATAAATCATTTGATAAATAA